TATTAATGGTTTATTAACTTATGGTTCATCAACTGATCTTAACAAGTTTGGTGGTAGATTTAAGTATAGTAAAATTCTGAATGTAATTGATAATATTGATGAAGCAATAACTTCTAATATTACAAGAGTTAGAATTAGAAGAAACTTGAGAGCATTGACAAATCAATTTGCTCAATATGAATTATGTTATGGTAACAGATTTTACATCAACCCAGAAGGTAAGAATATAAAAAGCACTGGATTTACCATTCAGGGTCAAACTGATATGTTATATTTCACAGATATACCAAACCGTAACAGTGATGGTACATTGGATGGAAGTGGTAAAGGTGTAATAGCTATTGTGAAGGGTGATACAGAGTTATCTAGAGGACAATTAGTTGTTACCTCTGCTGGAATTGTTGATTATGTACATGGAGAGGTCATTATATCAACGGTAAATATAACGTCAACTCAAAGGTCGAATAATATAATTGAAATTCAAGCATTCCCCGAATCAAATGATATCATTGGATTGAAAGATTTATATCTCAGTTTTGCTGTCGGAGATAGTGCCATAAATATGGTTAAAGACACTATTTCATCTGGTGAACAGATTTCTGGTGTTGGATATAAGGTTACATCAAGTTACGCTAATGGAGCACTGGTAAGAGGATAATATGATCACCACTGGGATTGATAAGAGAGTCAAAGTCCAACAGATAATTGAAAACCAAATACCTGAGTTTTTACTATCTGAAAGTCCAAAGGCAGTAGATTTTTTAAAACAATACTATATTTCACAGGAATATCAGGGAGGTCCGATTGACCTAACTGATAATCTTGATCAGTACATAAAATTAGATAATTTAACTCCTGAAGTAGTTGTAGGTGAAACAAAGTTAACTAGTGGCATTACAACCACAGCAACAACGGTAAATGTCAGTACTACAAAAGGATTTCCTAATGAATATGGTCTCTTTAAGATTGATGATGAAGTTATAACATATACAGGTATTACAACTAATAGTTTTACTGGTTGTATTCGTGGTTTTAGTGGAATTACAACATATCACGCTGATAACAATCCTACAGAATTAGTATTTACAGACTCATCAGCAATAAATCATGAAGATGATGCAACTGTCATCAATTTAAGTGCATTATTTTTAAAAGAATTTTATAAAAAAACCAAAAAGCAACTTACACCTGGTTTAGAGAGTGTTGATTTTGTCAATAACTTAGATGTAAGCAATTTTATTAAAAATTCTAAGTCTTTATATCAATCAAAAGGTACAGAAGAGTCATTTAGAATTTTATTCAATGTATTATATAATGAAACACCAACAATTGTTGATTTAGAGCAATTTTTAATCAAACCATCTTCTGCAGAGTACATAAGAAGAGAAATTATTCTTGCTGAAGCAATATCTGGTAATCCAATCAATTTAGTTGGTCAAACAATAATTAAATCAAATGATTCTGCAACTAGAGCATCTATATCAGAAGTAGAACCACTTACAAGAAAGGGAAAGGTATATTATAAAATTGCATTATTCGTTGGATTTAATGAAGTAGACCTTATTGAAGGAACATTTAACATTCCTGGCAAAACTAAATCTATTGGTAATGTTTCAGCTGGTTCCTCAGTTATAACAGTTGATTCAACAGTTGGATTTGGTCAAACAGGTACTTTAATATCTGGTATTAGCACAAATATCTTCTATAAAGACAAATCAGTTAATCAATTCTTGGGTTGTGAAAATATTGTTGATACAATATCATCTACTGAAGATGTTAGATCTGATGAATTTTATTTTGGTTATGAAAACGGAGATTTAAATAAAAAAGTTGAGATAAGATTAACAGGTGTTCTGTCTAAGTTTGTTCCTACATCAGATATTCGATTATTGACAGAGGGAGAAAAGATAAGTGTAAGAAATGTTGGAGAAAAAATACTAAACCCAATTGAAAATAAAACAAGAAAGCAAATATTTGCAAATTCATGGATTTATAACACTTCATCAAGATTTCAAATTGAAAGTATCTCTGGTGCTAATATTGTTTTATTCACAAGAGATATTGATAAGTCAAGTTTAAAAATTGGTGATAATGTAGAGGTTTTATTTAGAAACGAAGAAACAAAAATAGCAACAGGTACTGTAGGAAATATTGATAAACCCACAGGAACAATATCTATTGATAATTTAACAAATCAACCAGGTATAACTTTATTTCCAGATCCAAATAGAGAATATGACTTAAGAAGAGTTATAAATCGTGCATTTAGTGATACTGCTGATATTGAATTTGGTAATAATGTATTAACAAGTGATGTAACCAATGTATATAATGAATCAAATGCTAATTTTTATGTTGCTTCAAATTCATTACCATCATACAAAATTACTGCATCATTACCAAAAGCAATAATACCAAATGCAATTGCTGGTAATGAATTACCACAATCAGGTTATGATCCAAATACTTTAAAGTATAATATTATATCATTTCCAAGTCCAGTTCCATTTATAACTGGAGATGAAATATTCTATACTGCACAGGGAACTGTTTTACCTAATTTACCACAGTCTTCATATTTTGTTGAAGTATTAAGTAATCCAAACCAAATACGTCTTTATAGATCAAGATCATTTATACCCATAAGTGATTATGAGGAATTTGAAGCATTACCATCAGGTTCAGGAACTCATACATTTTCACTTGTAGGGATTATAGAACAGGAAATAGCTCCACAAAAATTATTAAAGAAATTCTCTCTTAATCCGAATCTAACAAATTCTTCATCAGTTGTAACTACACCTGGCACAACTGGAATGTTGATAAATGGTGTTGAGGTTAGAAACTATAAATCTGAAGATAAAATATTCTTTGGACCTTTAGAACAAATTAAATTATTAAATGGTGGGTCAAATTATGATGTATTAAAACCACCAACCATAGAGTTATCAAATTCTGGTGTTGGAAATACAAATGCTTTATTAAGACCAGTTATTATAGGTAATATAAAAGATGTACAGGTAGATCCACAAAATTTTGATATACAAAAAGTAGTATCAGTTACTATTGAAGGTGGAAATGGTTCAGGTGCTATTTTAGAACCAGTATTGACAGAGAGAAGAAGAGAAATATCATTTGATGCAAGATTACTTACAGAGTCTGGTGGTGTTGATAATATTGATGAAACTATTACATTCCTTGATAAACATAATATTGTTAGTGGACAACCTATTGTTTATGACAGAAACAATAATCCTCCATTAGGTGTTGGAACAGTAGGTAATGATAGTGGTACATCAGTAGTAGGATTAGGAACTACTACATTAGTAAATGCTGCTACTTATTTCCCATTAGTAGTAAATCCAACTACAATCAAATTATTCCAAACTGAAACTGATTATAATACTGGTATTAATACTGTCGGATTTACAACAACTAATAAAATTGGTGTTCATAAATTTAGACTTTTAAGTGATCAGAAAACTCTAAGAGATATAAGAGTTATAGATGGTGGAAGTGGATATCAAAATAGACAAGTTTTTGTTAAACCAACAGGTATTAATACAATAACAAATACAATTCATTTTGATGATCATGGATTTAATCATGGTGATAAGATTGTATATTCAACAGCAGTTGGAATAGGTTCTACATTACCAACAACAATATCGGGTCTAACAACATCTACAGGTATTACTACAACTTCTAATTTCTATCAAGTATTAAAAGTTAATAGTGATGCTTTTAGAATTGTTAATGCTGGTCTTGGTGGAACTATTAAATCAGAATTTAACAGAAAAGATTATTTAAAATTCTCTGATCAGGGAACAGGTTTCCAAGTTTTCAAATATCCTGATGTCAAGTTAAATTTAAAATATGAACTTGCTAATACAGATGTAGGAATTATTACAGCAACACCAGTTGTTAGAGGATCAATATCTGATGTTTTACTTTATGAAAAAGGAACTGGATATGGATCTGATATTCTTAATCTTGAAAAGTCAGTAACTGTTACTATAAAAACAGGAAAAGAAGCACAATTAAAACCAATCATTACTGATGGAAGAATATCATATGTAGAGATACAAACAAAAGGTCGTGAGTATGCATCTGCACCTGATCTTCAAGTTGTGGGTATTGGAACTGGATTAGGAGCAAAACTTAGAGCTGTAGTTACCGATGGAAAAATAACTGAAGTAATTATTTTAGATGGTGGACTACAATATCAACAAGATAAAATTGATATTAAAGTTGTACCGCCAGGCACAGGTTGTAAACTAGAAGCAAGTACAAGAGGACTTGTGGTTAATACTTTTGCAAGATATAATAATGAAGCACTTATTGAAACTAACAATAAACTAGAATATTCAATAGTTGGATACTCTACTCAAATAGGAAATGATAGTTTTGGTGATACTGGTAACGGACACTCACCAATTATAGGATGGGCATATGATGGTAATCCAATATATGGACCATATGGATATAGTGATCCTAATGATGATAACTCTGCAGTAAGGATTTTAAATAGTGGTTATGTATTAGATCCATCTAATATTACTAATAGACCAACTGGATTTAGTAATGGATTTTTTGTAGAAGATCATAAGTTTACAAACGCAGGTGATTTAGATGTACATAATGGTAGATATGGTAGAACACCAGAATATCCAAATGGAACATATGCATATTTCGTAGGTATCAGTACTAATTCATTACTTCCATCTTTCCCATATTTCATAGGAGAATCTTATAGATCAAACCCATCTACAGAGAACTTTAATATCAATCAGAATACTTTTGATTTTGATAATTCAAGTTTAATAAGAAATAGTTATCCTTATAAGGTATCTGATAAATTTGCTGATAATGATTTTATTATTGAATCAAATGAAATAACAACACAATCATCAATAGTTGAATCTACAACATCAGGTTCAGTTAACTCTATTGATATTATTAATGTTGGTGATAACTATGAGATAGGTGATGCTGCTATCTTTGACAATTCCAATACAAATGGTGGTGGACTAAGCGTATCAGTAAAGAGTTTACAAGGAAAGTCTGTTGAATCCGTTGTTACAACAGTTGATACATATGAAAATGTTGTTTTTGTTTGGAGAGATTCTGAACATGTATCTGCATATATTTCCACTGCTCCAAGTTTAAATGGTGGTGATAATGTAGTTGTATCTGGATTAAGCACTTCATTAATTAAAGGTTTAGCAGGATCTCATCAAATTGGAATTGATACTGCACAAACAGTTGTATACCAAGAGATTCCTAATTCTTCAACCACTGGTATTGTAACTGACATATATGTTTCTCATATACCAACTCATGTTTCTGTAGGTAGTAGTGTTGGTATTGGAACTGAAAAATTACTAGTTTTAAATACATTCAACGAAAATAATATAATAAGAGTAAGAAGAGGTGTATCATCTGGTGTTCATACAGTATCTTCTAAGGTAAGTTTAATACCAAGTTTCTTCAATATACCATTAAGATCTAATTTATTTGATTCTAGTGTAAAGGAACAAGTATATTTCAATCCTCATGAATCAGTAGGTGTTGGTACAGTTGTTGGTTTAGGATCAACTGCAACCTCTACATTAGGTGATTTAGTAAATGTAGTTTCAACACCTACAAGAAGTATAAGGCTACCAAATCATCCATTTAAAACAAATCAAAGAGTTACATTAACAAAACCAAGTGTTGGTTATGCATTAACAGTATCTAAAGATGATGGAGTTACAACATTTAATGTACCAGGATCAGGAAATACTCAAGACGTATTTGTAATAAGAAAATCAAAAGATTATATTGGAATAGTAACTCAAGTCGGATTAACAACAAGTTCAGATGGATTATCCTTTGTTGGTGATACGACAGTTGGTTCAAGTAGTTTTGAATATCTCTTTGAATCAAATCCAACACAAATAACAGGAAACTTACAACGTATAGATGCAGTAGTTTCAGTATCAACTGCTCATAACTTACTTGATGGTGATATAATTAATCTTAATTTAACACCTAATTCATCAGTAGGTATTGGAACATCGTCATCTATTGATTTAAGATTTGATGAAACAACACAATCAATATTAGTAAATCCAATTTCATGTCCATCAAGTGGAGTTACAACTTCAACAAATAACTTTAATATTGTTGAACACAATTTGGAAACTGGTGATAAAGTTAAATATTCTTCAACATCAGTATCAGAAGGTTTAGCAAATAACGAATCTTACTTTGTGTTTAAAGTTGATGATAATAATTTTAAATTAGGTGAAACACTTCTTGATGTAACTAGCAATCCATCTACTGCAATTGAATTAAGTTCAACGGGTGGTGTGCATGAATTTTCACTAATAAATCCATCTATATCAGTTTTAAGAGAAAATAATTTAGTTTTCGGTGTAGGTCATTCATCACTTGCTGGTTATGATTTAAATATTTTCTATGATCAGGATTATAAAAATCAGTTTGTTTCTGTTGGTAACACTACAAACTTACAAGTTATAGGAGTAGGTACAGTAGGAATTACTTCAACTGCAACTCTTACATTAAATTATTCAAACGATAATCCATCAATACTCTTTTATAATCTTAAAAAATCAGGTTTCATAAGCACATCTGATACTGACGTTATAAACCATAATAGAATCAATTATATTGATAGTAAGTATAGTGGTCAGTATAGTATATTTGATGTTCCAACACCTGGAATATCATATACAAGTTTTAGTATTTCATTGAATGAAGTACCTGAAAAATTATCATATGCCTCTACTGAAACTAGTGTTCTAAAATATACAACTAAATCATCCAGAGCTAAGGGAGCAATTGATAAAGTTGGTATTGATTTTGGTGGAGTTGGATATAATAGTTTACCTTCATTCGTAAGTATTGCATCAACTCAGGGAACAAACGCAACTTTATTACCAGACTCTAGCACAATAAACAGAGTTGATGATGTTAGGATTCTGAATCCTGGTTTTGAATATTCTTCAGATCCAACATTAAAACCAGAAGCATTTGTTTCTCCAGTAATATCAATTATTAATTCTAATACAATTACCAATATAGAAGTAGTTGATGGTGGTAAAAATTATACAACAGTACCTGATTTAAAAATAGTAAATCCATTAACAGGTTTAGAAGATGTGTCTGGTGCAATTATTGCTGGTAGATTGAATGGTAGTTCATTAACAACTGTTGATGTTGTTGTAGCACCTAAAGGTTTACAATCAGTTACTCATGATGTATTTGCAGTTAATAATAGTAATGGTTCAACAGTAAGTAAGTTAGAATATAATTCTACATCTGGAATAGCAACTTGTACTCTTGTAACACCAGTATTAGGATTCTCCACCGCACCTTTCTCTGTAAATGAGGAGATATTTGTTGAAGGTCTTCAAAAATTTGAAACTACTGGATCTGGATTCAACTCTGCTGACAACGGATTTAAATTCTTTAAAATATCTGGTGTCAACAATACAAACCCAGCTACAATTGAATTTGATTTGTCACCATTCACAACAAATGCTGGTATTGCAAAAACAGTTCAAAACTCTTTCGGTGTTCTTATCAGTAAGAATGATTATCCTGTATTTAAAGTAACACAAGCAATTTCTAAGTTTAGTGTTGGTGAAAAATTATTGGCATTCGTAGGAACAGAATATGTGCCAGTAGATCTTATCATATCAGAATCAACAAATGAGTTTATAAAAATAGAAGAAGAAATACCTGGTTCATTTAACCTAGTTACTGGTCAGTTAATTAAGGGATTCATTTCAGGTAATATTGCAACTATTAATACTATATCAAAAAATAGTGGTATTTTTGAAATAAATTATTCATTACGTCAAGATCAAGGATGGAATGATGATATTGGAAAATTAAACCAAGATTACCAAGTTACACCTGATAATGATTATTATCAAAACCTATCATATAGTGTAAAGAGTAAAATATCTTATGATGATTTAATTAATCCTGTAAATAGATTACTTCATACTACTGGTCTTAAAAACTTTGCTGATGTTGGTATTTCATCTGTAACAAATGCTGGTGTTACAACATCTAGTTTTACTGATGTTCTTGCACTAGACTTTATTGATGAGAAGAGAGTAGATACAATTAATAATTTTGATTTTGCTTTAGATATTGATACAGTTGAAGGTAAATCTAAATTCCTTAAACTAAAAAATACAAAATTATCACCATATATCGAATGTAGAACAAATAGAGTTTTAGAAATAGATGATATAAGTAGACTGTTTTCAAATACAGCTACTACATTATCCAAATTTCTTGATTTATCAATTAATACAAGATATGCGACTTTCTTAATTCAAACAAGAAATCCAAATAATAAAAATACTCAAATTTCTGATGTTATCTTATATAAAGACGATCTTGATGTATTTACTGCTGAAAGATCTAAGATTCATACTACTTCATCAGAGTTGGGAGAAATCAAAGGAAACATTGATGCTTCAGGTAATATTAGTATAAACTTCACACCAGATGATCCTGATAATAATGACTATGATTTAAAAATACTTGAAACTTCATTCAATACAAATCTAACAGGTATTGGAACACAATCAATAGGTTTCATTAATCTATCTGGTATTAATACGACTGTATCAACAGCAACTACATCACTTATAATTTCAACAGATGTTAATAATACAGATGCTTTATTTGCATCAATTGAAGTTAATAATGTAACTACAGATGAAACAAATTTTGTAGATTTATATTTAACACATGATGGAACAAACTCATTTATCTCTGAATTCTATGCTGATAGTATAGATGGTCCAACATCTAACTTTATTGGAACATTTATTTCAAGTATTTCATCTAATGTATTGTCATTAGAGTTTGAAAATGATCAGGCAAATGAAGTATTAGTAAGATCAAGAGTTATTGGAATAGGAACAACTGCTGCTGGAATAGGAACTTACAGATTTAAATTACCAGGTCAATTAGAAGGAACTGAAAAAACAAGTAGATTTGAATCTAATTTCTCAAATGTTTCTACATCATCAACCATTGCATCCTTTACAGAAAATGAAATATCTTCACTAAAAGGTTTTGTAAGAGTTTCTAGTGGATCTACAAGTTCACTTCATCAAGTTCTTGTTGCACATGATTCAACTGATTCACATATAACACAATATCCATTCTTATCAATCGGAAGCACATCAGGTATAGGTACATTCTCATCAACAATTGTTGGTAATGATTTAAATCTTAATTTTCATCCTGATCCACTGTTTAGTGGTGGAACTAATAGTGTTCAGGTGCAAACATTTACAGAGGCATTTTACTCTGAAACTGATCTTCTTAACATACCACCAGACTTACAATATGGTACAGTTACTGAATCATTATCATTCGCACAATACGATGCTATTAATGGAACAAGATCAAACAAAACAAGTTTTGCTTTACAGAGTGATTCAAAACCAATATTCCAAAAACAATTTAATCCATCAGACACAGCAACCTTAAATCCAGCTACTGGTTTATTCACAATCATAGATCACTTCTTTGAAACTGGAGAAAGATTAGTTTACACTCCTGGTTCAACATTTACTGGTATATCTTTATCAGGAATTGCGACTGCTGGAGGAACTCTAGGATCTGAAGTTTATGCTATTAGAGTAAACAAAGATACATTCAAAATTTCAAAATCTCATCCTGACTCATTAGCAGGTATTGCTATTACATTCACTGGTGTAGGAACTGGTAATGCTCATGAATTTGAAATGTTTAAGAAGAATGAAAAAGCATTATTATCAATTGATGGTGTAATTCAATCTCCAATAGCATTTACTCCAATTACAACTGATTTAGAATTTAATATTACAAATTCTGCAACAACATTTAGTGTAACTGGATTATCATCAATTACATCAGGTGATATAATTAAAATTGATGATGAGTTTATGAAGATTAGCAGAGTTGGTCTAGGTACCACATCAGTTGGTCCTATTTCAGAAACAGGATCTGTTAGTTTAGTTGTTGTAGAAAGAGGTGCAATAGGATCTGCTGCAACAAGTCATTCATCAGGTGCAACAAGTAGATTATTCTCAGGTGGTTATAATATTGTTGATAGTACAATACACTTTACTGATGCACCTAGAGGAACTAATACCACACAGAAAACACAATCAAATCTTGATCCTTTAAAATCTACATTTAATGGAAGAGTATATTTAAGACAAGATTATAGCACTAATACAATATTTGACGATATATCTGATAGTTTCACAGGTATTGCTGCAACTCTTCCAATTAAAGTTGGAGGTGCAAGCACATCAGGTATACAAACTGGAAGCACAATGCTTCTTCTAAATGGTATATTCCAAACACCGTCAACATTTAATAACTTAGGGAACAATTATGAATTTGCTGAATCAGGTGGTGCAAGTAATGTAATATTCACTGGTATTACATCCTCAAATGGTACTAAGATTATAAGTGATGTTGATGTAAATCAAAATCAATTACCAAGAGGTGGTGTAATTGTATCACTTGGATCAACAGGTGGTTTAGGAGTTGCTCCACTTCTAGGTGCAAAAGTGTCTGCAATCACAGGTGCAGGTTCTTCAATAATAGGTATTGTTGGAGTTCCAACAACAGGTCAAACATTTGGTATATCAACTGCGTCATTTAATAATTTAACTGGTCAGTTAGAAGTTACTACTTCAACCAATCATAACTTTAGAAACATTAATGAATTTGTAAGATTTGATGGACTTGTGTTTAATCCAGTTTTAGGTATTGAAACAAACAGATCATTTAGTGTAACAGGTATTTTATCTACAACAACATTTACAACGAATGTTGGTACAAGCACTGTTTCACATGCATATGTTGGAGCAGGTACAGTATTTGAATTCCAAGGAGATAATACATTTGGATCTGGTTATCGTCATCCAGTCTCTGTTGCTGTTACTGATAGATCTGGTAGTGGTTCAGGTGCAGCAGTATCAGTAGTTGTTGGTGCAGGTGGATCATTAGCATTTACAATTGACAGTAATGGAACTGGTTATACTGATCCTGTCATTACTATACCAGAACCCTCATATAGTAATCTTCCAATAACTGGAGTATCAAGAAGAGGTATTGGAGCAACAACTGACACTGGAACTGGATCATCAGTTAGTGTTACAATCGGAGCTGCTAATACATCTGTTGGTATTGGATCTACATTATTTACTGTAAGCAATTTTGTATTAGAAAATAATGGATACAACTTTAAAGTTGGTGATGTATTCAAACCAGTTGGTTTAGTTACAGCAAAAGGTTTAAGTAGTTTAGTAAATGAATTTGAATTAACAGTCACTGATGTATTCAGAGATCAATACTCATCTTGGAACTTTGGGCAGTTTGACTTTATTGATTCAATTAAAGATTTGCAAGATGGTGTTAGAAAGAGATTCCCATTAATATTTAATGCTAATCTATTGAGTTTCGAGGTAGATGAAAATAATCCAGATTCATCACTTATTAATCTTGATGCTCTATTATTAATCTTTATTAATGGTGTCATACAAGATCCAGGTGATGCTTACACATTTGATGGTGGTACATCATTTGAATTCTCACAAGCACCTGATCCAGAAGATATAATTGATATTTTCTTCTATCAAGGAACATCAGGTGTTGATTCGGTAAGAGTCGCTGCTGGTTCATCAGTTTCACCAACAATTCAAACAGGAGATATTGTTCAGATATTTAAATTAAATAATGATAGTGGTATCACAACTACACAAAAACAAAGAACAATTTATACAATATCAGCATCTGATGAAGTTGAAACTAACCTATACACAGAACAAGGTGTAGATGAAAGAAACTTCAAACCATTAAATTGGACAAAACAAAAGGTAGATAAAAAAGTAAATGGTGAAGTCGTATTTAAATCAAGAGATTCAATCGAAGCTCAAGTTTATCCAACAGCAAAAATAATTGATGATATAACCACAACTGATACTGAGATGTTTGTTGATAATGCAAAATTCTTTAATTATGAAGAGGACTTCTCAAGTTTAGTTGTTGGTAGTGTTGGTGGATTAATTGTAGGATCTACTGATCCAGTTGCTGCTGCTTTCACTGCTGTTGTATCTGCTGCTGGAACTATATCATCACTTTCAATTACTAATGGTGGTAGTGGTTATGTTGGATCAACAACCTCAATTTCCATATCCGCACCTCATGCGATAGGAGTTGGAGTAGGAACAACTTCTTCTGCAACAGCAACAATCACAAATGGAGTGATTACTAGCACAACAATAACTAATCCTGGTTTTGGATATACATTTACTGCTGTGCCTCAAGTTTTAGCACCATTACCAAATGCTATAAAAGAAGATATAGATACAATCACTACAGTCGAAGGATTTGATGGTGATATAATTGGTATTGCTGTTACTGATGGAATTGGTCATCCTCTTGCACTTAAATTTACATTAAATGTTGATTTAACTAATAATCCAAATTCAGTAGCAAGTGATTTGAAAGTTGGATATCCAGTTCATATATTTGAAACTCAAGTTGGACACGGTGTTACATCAGTCGTAAGTGATAATGCAACAATAGTGTCTACTGGAACTACATGTGTTGACAACATTTACTTTGTGAACGCATACAATGCAGGAGTTGGCATTATTACATGTAATATAATGACAGGTGTAAATACAACAGGTGTTGACACTTCAGTTGGTATTGGAACTGCGATTGGTGGATTCTCATGGGGTAGACTTTCTGGGTTTACAAGAGATTTGAATCCAATTTCAATCGGTGTAACTGGTTTAACAATAGACTCTGGTTTAACGACTTACCCATCTATCCAGAGAAGAGATTTTGGTCTTAGGGACAATGGTTCATTAAGAAAGGATCTTGGGTAGTATAAATATAGAAAAAAGCTGATGATATGGCTGCAATTGTAACAGATCAATTTAGAATTCTAAATGCAAATAATTTTGTAGAGACTGTAGATAACTCTACTAATTCATATTATGTTGTGGTTGGTCTTGCTAATCCTGCACTTGCAGTGGGTTTTGGTCGGACTACCGCATGGAATACAAACACACCAAATCCAGTTGATAATTTCAACTACATGAATCATGCTGGAGATACTCAAATATTTGGTAAAAAGGTAACTGGTGCTAATGTAAGAAGATTAATAACAAGAAGAAATTGGACACAAGGAACAAGATATGAAATGTTTAGGCATGATTATAGTGTTGAAAGTCCATCACCTGTAACAAACTCAACAAGGTTATATGCAGCAAATTACTATGTAATGAATAAAAACTTTGATGTGTATGTTTGTATTGATAATGGATCTTCAGGTATAAGCACCTCTGGTAATGCATCACAAGATGAACCACTATTTACAGACTTAGAACCATCAAGAGCAGGTGAAAGTGGTGATGGATACATTTGGAAATACTTATTTACAGTGCCTCCAAGTGATATTATAAAGTTTGACTCAACAGAATATATTTCTGTACCAGGTGATTGGCCAACATCATCAGAAACACAAATACAATCTGTGCGTGAAAATGGTGATTCAACAATTAATAATAACCAAATAAAAAAAGTTTATATTGATAAGCAAGGATTTGGTTATTCACAAAATATTGTTGGAAGGGAAGTTGATATTATTGGAGATGGAACAGGAGCAAAAGTTGTTATTGATACGGATAGTAACGGTAAAATAACTAAAACGAATGTATCTTCTGGTGGTCAAGGATATACCTTTGGTATGGTTGATTTGGGACCTCTTGGAAATTCAGGTGTTTCTGTTGGTAATCATGCTAAATTAATTCCAATCATTCCTCCATCAAAGGGGCATGGATTTGATTTATATAAAGAATTGGGAACTGATAAACTTCTAATTTATGCAAGATTTGATGATTCTACAAAAGATTTCCCAACTGATACTAAGTTTGCACAAATAAGTATCATAAAAAATCCAACATCTATTGGATCAACTGCAACTTATACTGCAAATGATTTTTCATCAGTTAATGCAGTCAAGGTAGTATCTCCTACAGGAACTCCAACTATAGGTGAAAAAATACAGCAATCAGTAACTGGTGGTACTGCAGAGGGTTATATAGTATCATATGATACTGATACTAATGTAATTAAATATTATCAAGATAGGTCTTTGTATTTTAATCAAACAACAGCAGACCAAACAGATTATGTTGGAGTTACAACTGAAGCAAAAGTATTAAATTTTGAATCATCAGCAGAAAGTATAACCGCACCAACAAGTGGATTTACTGCAACTGTCGATCAAAACTTTACAGGTATAAGTACAAATCCAACTGGTAACAAGGTTATCTCACTCGGAGTCAATTTCACAAATGGTCTTGCTTCTCCTGAGATAAATAAAGGGTCAGGTGAAATAATATACTTGGATAATAGACCTCTAATTACTAGAAACTCCAGACAAAAAGAAGACATTAAAATCATCTTGGAATTTTAAAAAATGCCACAAAAAACGAATTTAAATATAAGTCCTTATTACGATGATTTTGATAAGGAAGATAAATTTTACAAAGTCCTATTTAAACCAGGATTCCCTGTTCAAGCAAGAGAGCTAACAACTCTTCAATCTTCATTACAAAATCAGATTGAATCATTTGGAAGTCACATCTTTAAAGATGGGTCGATGGTTATACCTGGTAATATAGTTTTTGACCAGCAATATTACTCTGTTAGAATTAACAATACTCATTTAGGTATTCCAGTATCATTATATCTGGAGCAGTTGAAAGGATTAAGATTAAGAGGAGAGCAGTCAGGTATAATCTTTAACATTGATAGTTTTGAATTCGTTGGACTTGAAAATGATGTAACTGATTTAACAATATATGTAAAATATTTACAATCAGGTTCTGACAATACCATATCCAGTTTGACTGATGGTGAACAAATCATAACCGAATCATCATTTGTTTATGGCAATACTGCAGTAAATGAGGGAGAAACTATATTAACACTTGTGGATTCAAATGCATCTGCGACTGGATCTGCTGTTGGAATATCATCTGGTACATATTTCATAAGAGGATCATTTGTTGATGTATCAACTGATAAAATTGTATTAGATCCATATTCAAATCTACCATCATATAGAGTTGGTCTTAATATTGATGAGCAACTAGTAACTGCAAAAGAAGAAGATTCATTATATGATAATGCAAGAGGATTCTCTAATTTTGCTGCACCAGGTGCAGATAGATTAAAAATCACAACAACATTAGCTAAAAAGAGTCTTACTGATTTTAATGATACTAATTTTATCGAATTATTGCGTGTTGATGATGGTGAGATCAAGAAAATAATTACAAAGTCACAATATTCTCTTATTAGAGATTATTTTGCGGAAAGAACATTTGATGAATCAGGACATTACTCTGTACAAAAATTTGATGTACAGGTTAAAAATTCTTTAAATGATGGAGTATCAAATGAAGGTATATTCAGGTCTAATGAAATAACAGATCAGCAGAATACACCAACAGATGATTTAATGTGTGTAAAAATATCTGCTGGTAAGGCATATGTAAAAGGGTATGATATTGAATTAACTGGTGCAAATATTATTGATGTTGATAAACCAAGAGATAAGCAAACTGTTGATGCATCATTAGTTCCATATCAAATGGGAACTATATTAAGAGTTAATAATGTATTTGGTGCACCAGCTCCTAATATTAAAGATGATTCAAAATTTGTTGAATTATATAATCAAAGAACAGGTTCAAATAGTGCTGGTACTGGTGAATTAATAGGACAAGCAAGAGTATACTCATTTAATGTAAGGAATGCTGCCTATAAAGATGACTCAAGTGAATGGGAATTGCATTTATTTGATATACAAACATTTACAAGACTTGTATTAAATAGTGCTGTTAGTAATACTGAATTACCAGATGCCTCATATGTAAGAGGTTTAAGTAGTGGTGCTACTGGATTTGCAATATCTGCTGGTGGTGCTAGTACTGTAGTTAAATTAACACAAGTTACTGGTTCATTTATTGCTGGTGAAGGAATTATAATTAATGAAGATCCAGAATTATCACGTTCTATACAAACGGTTCGTATATTTGGTGTTGAAGATATTAAATCAGTTTATCAAGATGCGTCTGCTTTAAGTGGATATGCTGCTGATTTTGTTGCTGATACTGTTTTAAATCGTAAAATTCCAACAGGATTTAATGTATCAGATACTTTAAACATAAATGCAGCAGGTATTGCGACATGTGCTGGAAAGAGTTTTGCAGGTATTAAAACAGATACTATTGTTAGATATACATTGCCAGGTGAGACATCTGAAAGATTTAACAGAATAACAAGTGTATCATCAGATGGAATTACATTAACATTAGCAGCAGTACAAAATGTAAGTGGTATTTGTAATGGTGCATTGCCCTCTGGTGCCTCTGTAACACCTACATTTGCATTTGGAGTACCAAATATCAATCTTAATGAAAACAAAGGATTGTATGCTCGTATAGGTAATGATAATATATCAGATATTAATTTATCAACTGCTAATCTTGTTGTAGGAACCGATATTACTGGTGAGTCTACAGATGGAAGTGGTGTTCTTACATTCGATTTAGCATCGAGTGGTATTGGAAGTGCATTCTATGAAGCATTTGACGAAGAAAGATATTCAATACATTATTCCGATGGAGCAATTGAAAGTTTAACAAATGATCAAGTTGTACTTGATACTGCTAGTCAATCTGTAACTATTAATGGATTAAGAACATCACAATCAAATGTTGTTGTTAGCACAACTCTTAAAAAACAAGCACTAAAGAGTAAACAGAAGAATTATCTCAGAAGTC